ACTTCTTTTCCTAGCACGGTTACAAACTGCGGAGGTAGATGTTTGCGACGGAAATACTCATGTAAGTCATTTTCCGAGTTCCCAGTTTCTTTTGAAATCACACTTAGGTATAACCACAGGAGCGCATTTTGACTGTTTGTGCGCTTCTTAGAGCGTATGTGTATCTCATATTCCTTGCCCTCGTTTTCTCGCAAGTGCTGACGGAAGCGTATATCGCTTAGTGGAGCTAGTACAGGCTTACCGTCTTTAGCTGTGAATACGAATAGTGGGTGTTTCATTCTATTTCAGGACTAAAATGTAGTTCTTGCCCTGCTGGAAAAACAATAATTAGTGCTTTTTTGTCTTTTCTAATCCATACGTTTGTTCCGAAAGTTACAACATTATCTGTATCTATCTTTTCGTAATTAGGGAAACGTTTACTTGTTTTATTTTTTTTTATGCCCATGAATTGTTTAGCCATATTAGAAGATAGATTTTTGAATTTCTATAGGATTTATAGCAAGGTCGAGTATGTGCTTTCCCAGCTCTGGTTCGGTACAATCTCTCAATGCAAGTCTTTTATCTATCCCTTTGTACTTTGATAAATCAAACCCTAACTTCTCAGCTCTGATTTTTGCATCGTTTCCTCCTTTTGTAGTGATGTTTCTAGGGCCGGCATTAAATTGGGTAAGAATAAAATTAGTCCATAGACGATGACCACTCATTTCAACGCAAGGGATTAGAGGTGGATACCAAGCGATAACATTCTCAACACACCATTTACCTTTGAAGTAGCCTTGTAGGAATAGTATTTCCTCATACAACTTCATATCTGGGTATTTAGCCGCGCTCCATTGACCTGTAGCTTTGTTGTGTTCGTTGAATGCTCTAAGTCTCCCTACTTGACTGTGTGTTGGGCATGGAGGCGAAGACCAAATAAAATCAAACTCCTGGTAATGCTCTTGTAGATACTGGTGAGCATCTCCTATAACCATAGTATCGCGCGGCCAAAAGTCTTTATAAATTAGTGCCACGTTAGGGTCTATTTCAACAGCAGTGATTTCGTGCTCATCTCCCCATAGTTTTCTATTTCCTCCTATGTTTGCATAGAGATTTAGTATTTTCATTCCATTTGTAGTCTATGCTTTAAGACTTTTATTTGATGCTTAATCTTGTCTGCTTTTACATAATCTCGATTACGGCGAGCTTCTACCATATCGTCGCGTAATTTTTTCAATTCTCGCATTACTGTACCAAGTAGTAGTAATAATTCACCCCTCCCTTTTCCTCTACACGCTTTCCTTCGATGTTCATGCCCTCGGAGCGGAGCTGATAGATATATGTCGACAAACGTGTTAGATACTGTTCACGAATTGCTTTGTTGCGCGATACTTTGCCTTTGCGAACTAGTTCGGAACGAACCCACTCCAGTTGAGTTTTGTTTGTCATGTTAGTTAGTTACCACTACCTAGTAAAAATGTTGGGTCACTTTGCACATTTTCTGCTAATGTCTTTCCATTTTTCATAACCATATAAGGCATAAAAACTTCTTCTGCTTTTACCATTTGAGTTTCAACGAGTGCCATCTGTGCTTCAACCCAGTCTTTAATGATGCGCCACGATACTTTTACTGCTTGTTCTTGTGTCTGTTTAGTGCGCGGAACTTTTTTGTCGTTTTGCAATATCGTCAATACAGGTCTCCAATCTGATGGAAGTCTAAAACAAGCCAATCTACCGTCAGCCATGCGTATCTGAAAACTAATTGCTGATACAAGACCGTTTACCTCGTCAAAATCAGTCATTAGCTTCATAGCACCATGTGAAGAAAGTATTTTGCTGATTTCTCCGCAAGTCTTATCGGGACTTATATTTGTTGTGTAATTTAATAGAGACATTTATTTGATTTTAATTTTTAAATCTTTCAAAGCCTTTTTTAAATTACCCTCTCCCCACATAATGTCTGAAATTCTTTCTTCTCCTAGACCATCTTTATTTTTGTCTATTTGAAGAATTTCCAACATTCCATCACGGTATGCAGTTGCTTCTTTGAAGTTTCTGTCCGAAAGAAAAGCGAGACCTTGGAGCTGATACAATTCTGTCTTTGTAATGGTTGTTTTCATATTACTTCTTACTATCGCGTACTAATTTTAAGCGCCATAGCCAGAGCCATCGCCATAGCCAGAGCCATCGCCAGAGCCATCGCCATAGCCATCGCCATAGCCATAGCCAGAGCCAGAGCCAGCGCCAGAGCCAGCGCCATCGCCAGAGCCATCGCCATAGCCATAGCCAGAGCCAGAGCCAGCGCCAGCGCCAGCGCCATCGCCAGAGCCATCGCCATAGCCATCGCCATAGCCAGAGCCAGAGCCAGAGCCAGAGCCAGAGCCAGAGCCAGAGCCGCGCATATCTTTAATTGTTAATGTTTTGTCAGACATATCTACTTCTGTTCCCAAACTGGGACTGATTTGATATTCAATCGAGCTTCTTCTGTACATTCAATAACTTCGATAACCTGTGTAAGTTCGATAGATGTAACTTCACATGGGAACTTACAATCTGATACTTTTTTTGTACCCTCCATAGCAAGCTGTGAAAGTGAAGCCGCTCCAGACCAATACCACATACGGCGTGCATTTTTAAGTGTTACTTCTTCACCAACTTTTTCTTTAAGATAACCAGCGAATACTCCAGCATTTTGTGTACGAACCATGACGTATTTCATTCCATCGAGTTTTTCTGCTGCTGTTTTAATATCGCTTTCTTTAATGTAATTTACACCGTCAATACTGATTACTTTTGGTCGTGACATTTTATTTTTCTATTATTTCTTACTATTTTTATAATTGTATTTCCCTTTTATGTTCAACGGCGGAGTATATGTCGAGTGCGGTACAATCCAGTCAGTCGTATTGTTTAATTCTTTTGCCATTTTCTGTAACGCTTCGAGTTGTGTCCACCCGTATGTCTTAATGTCTTTACCTGTTGGGTTGTTATCGTTTTTTATTCCACGAGCTTGTACTACACAATCTTTATCTGTACCAAAATGGTAAAACTTTATACTTTTTAGACGTACGCCACATATGCGTATCAAGAAATCTGTGTCGTCCATTTTATACTTCTACGCTTTTTCTCATAGCTATATCGCGTGCTAATTTCTCCTCCATAGCCTCTCGTACAAACTGTGACATACCACGGCGGTCTTTTATATGACTATATATTTTATCTTTGAGTGCTTCTGGTACTTTTTTGATGTGAAGCGTTCCGAGTAGTTCTATTCTTTTTTTATTCATGGTTAGAAAGGAGAGTCTGCAAAGTTAATATCGCTTTCTGGGTAATCTACGTTCATAACAGTGTTATTGTTGTTATTTGCTCCTTTAGGCTGCCATGTGTCTACTTCGATGTAGAACTTTCCTTCTTCGCGTCCTTTCATGATGTTCATGTTCACATAGCCTCCGTTGTTTACGTTAGCTTGGATGAATGGGATGAACTTCTCTGCCTTTACAGAGAGTTTTCCTACTACGAATGCAGGTGAACCGTTGCGCTTCTCGAAATAGATACCTTCTGCGAATTTCTTTTCTGACATATTACTTTGTGAAACCATTAATCTTAGTAAGAATCATCTCCGTCAAATCAGCTTTTGCACCGTCTCCGAGGAGAGTAGATGCATTAACCTGTGTTTTAATCTTTTCTAGCTTCTCTTCTGTGTCTGCTTCCTCGATAGCCACCTTTGCCTTAGCTTCTGCCTGTTCTGGCGTTACCTTTGGCTTTGGAGGTGCTTTAGGAGGGGCTGTAGGAGGGGCTGTAGGAGGCTCTATAGGGCTCGTAGGAGGGTTTTGAGGGGGGAGTGGCGGTGTTTCTACGTCTGGCAAATCTTCACCTGCGTAAATGTACAATCCGAGTCCAAACATAGCTAGGTTTTTTGTGAGACAGCGCATGATTGCTGTATTGATGTCAAACATAGTCGCTGCATCTACTGTTTTATCAACCTCTGTCTTTTGACCATTTACCCACTGGATACCTTTGTAAGTGTAGGCAACAGCCTTTTGAGCCTTGTTAGCGCTATTCATTACAGGAAGCTGCATTATCTTTGTCTTTCCATCAAAAGTTACTGATGTCATAACCATGTATCCGAGGTTCTCGTCGTAGATATATGGTTTGTTGTCAAACATTTTTACCTCATAGGTAGCGTCTGGGTCTGCTTCGATAGTCTTAGTCCACGCCCAAGCCCACGAGAGATATGTAAGACCATTCTTTTTCTCTGTTTTCTCATTCACGTTGAGTTTTAGAAACTCAGATACTTTATTCGTTTCCATTTGGTGTGTCTTCGTTTAATTTTTCTAATTTTTCACGCTTCTCTTTTGCTTTGAGTATCCCGTCCATGAACTTTGCAAAGCCTGTGTTGCCTTTGCGACGCTCGTATGGAGTGTCGAAGTAGTTTATCTCTGGCATTAGACTTTGATTGTTATTGAATAGATGTCTGAGAGTTCTACTGCGAGATAGTCACGGTCGTTCTTGTCTTTCTTTTCCCATCCACCGCCGATGTTTTGGAATACGTCGCCAATCTTCGCTGAGAGTAAAAAGTCTGGCTCTTGTGAGCCTATCTTTTTATGTCTATTGCGTAGGATGGTGAATTTCTTTATGACCATAGAGCTATGAAGATAACTGCTACGATAGCGAAACCTAGTACAAGTGACTTCTTTGTGTCTACTGCTTCCTTTTCTTTCTTGATGCCAGCCCATGTGGTTGCACGCTCAGTGTTGATGTATGTTCCGTACATAGATGTAATGTTAGTTATTAATCTCTGTTCGCTATTGAAATAGTAATAGATGGTGTGCGTGGTAAGGATTTGACGAGGGGGAGTTTCAAAGCGCAACCTGGCCTCCCTTTGCGCCGTCTTGTTTTTTACTCGTATAGTCACCTTGCAATCAACCTAACCCTCCCTCCGATATTTCAGGAGTTTTGGGGCGTTACTATTCCGCCACACGCACCATCTATTACTATTATGTTTTCAACGACCATGCCTTTACTCCTCTACTGTAGCAGGTAGTGGAGAAGTGTGCAAGTGTAGACTGTGGATAACTATCCCCATTGTTCTGCCATAGCATCGGCTATGCCTTGGAATGTCTTTGAGCGTAATGTTTTGATTTCTTTAGAGTTATACGCTAACTTTTTTCCGTTCTCTCCGACTGCATCATGTGACCATTTAGGATATTTTTTACCATCGCCCATGATTACTATTTCACCTTGACCTACTATTTTTGTTGGCTTCAATAAAGGGAGTCCTTTAAGCCACAAGCATGTTGTTTTTCGAGCTTCATGTCCAAATTGATATGGCTGTATTATTTGGTCTGGTTTTCGGTAAATCGAAGACATGATACATACTGGGTTTTCTATTGCTATCTTTTCGCATTTTGCTTTAGTAAATGCCATAAAGAAATCAATGCTTTTTTGCTGGGAACCATCCTTTCGCTTACGCTCAAAATGCCTAGCCCCGCTAACAGCTAAATCAGTACAAGGTGGATGTGCAATAATCATGTCCCACTCCTTTTCTAATTGCTCAATAACATCACCCTGTATGTGCCACTCTGGGTGTCCTCCGCTGCAAGGCAGTATGTCGCACGAGTATGCTTCGTGTCCTTTCGCACGGAACGCTTTACAGACTGCTTGGCTCTCTTCACAGGCTACTAGTATTTTCATAGGCTAGTTTCCATACTTACAGTTCAAACTCCCACAGCGACTAGTTGTGTACTTTTTTAGTTCTTCGCTCCAAAGGAAAATCACTTCGTTTGTTCCACACACAGGACAATCTTTATCGTAGAGTCTTACCTCTAGCTTTTCTAGTTTTCTATAGCGGTTCTTTTGCATGAAGTCGGGTTTTGGTGATGACATTTATTTTTTAATTACTTCTAATATATAAGCTCTGCGAGTTAGTCCTGTTTTTTTAATCTCTGCTATGACTTCTTCGTATTCTGTTTCTGATAGACGTACTTGAAATAATTTAGATGGGTGTTTCTTGTACTTTTTCATCGTTTAATAGTTACTATCATCGCCACAATACGCCCACCAATTAGTAAAATAACCTGGGCCTACTCTTATATAATCCCAGCTCTTTGCGTTCATTGCATCCAGTGAGAAATCGTTACGGAAATTAAAACATGCCACATGAATACCGTCGTACTGGCACTCTTTTGGTTGTCGTTTTAAATTCCAACAAATCATGAATTTAATAGTGTAAAAAATCCTATCAAACCTATTAAGCATATAGTCATGTTCATGCTTGCAACGATATTTCAAAGCCAAATAATTCACGTTTTTCATTTTTTATTTATCTATTATTTGTAATACTAAGTGTAATACACTACACCAACCCCCAAGCCGTTTTCCAGTCCGAGTTCAAGCCATATGATTTATGCCCGAAACCCTTTGTTTTCCTACTATCCGTTTCTCTTTAAAGATATGAATAGATGATATTTAGTTGATAAAGAGCAAAACTTGAACTTCGGTATCTTGTATCCGTATTGCATATTTGCCCTAGCCTTTTAATGTCCGCTAGTCTTCAATATGAGAAGCTGGTTAGACCAACAAAAATCGCCCGACCAGTTACGGCTGAGCGAGCGATTACTGCCCACGACTCTCCGTAACGAGTCATGTGAACTATTTGCGAACACTTACATTATTTCAAACCTACAGAATAATGCAAGCCAACATCTGTGGAAAACTATTTACCAGAAATTTTACCTACATTTATTTCAACAAGTTTGTCATCTACAATATCGAAAGGTTTTTGCTGGAAAGATTTTTGCATAAGTATCAAGTCTTCATAGACATCGCTTTGAGATTCTCCGTAAGGTGTAATAGGGTTTTCTGACCAACTCTTTGGCTTGCCATTTTTATCATAATAAACCTCATGTACATGATATACATAAGTTTCATTTTCTTTTGTCCGTATCATTCTATAATTCCAAGACATATCGTTATATAACTAGCAGTCAAAATTATTAGTTTTTAATTGACACGCCCTGAACAAACACTAACTTCTTTCACTTCATAATAACTCGACATATTGCTTTCGATTGCCCAAGTCCAAACCATAGGACGGAGCAAATCTTTTAAAGCTTTTCTTTGTATAGGGTCTTGAATACTTGCATCGATAAATGTAAGTATTTTCCCTTCCAAATCTTGAATTGAATATGATTTTAAAACGTATACGACATCATTCGGAGAACAATTAGCACTTACTGCAACACCATTAGAAACATTGTTTTTATTTTTGCTAGACATAGACTTGACTTGACTGCTAGTTGTAGAAAAATATGTATAAATTATACTATTTACATTTCTTTGCGTCCAGCGCACCCCAGAAACACTTGCTAAACGTGTTCCAGTTACCCATCTTGTCTTTTGTCTTAGAGTATTTTATACAGTGATGGTAAAACCAACGAAGTTCGTCTATCTCTGGCAACGCCATGAGCTTGTACCGTATCGGCATAAACCCTAATGGCTTCATACCATCTTTTTCACGTTCACGGTTTATCTGCTTTTGGAAAAACTGCACTGCGTCGTTCCATTTTTTGTTGTACTCTTTCCCTCGGGCTTTTACTTGTTCCTCTACGCCTTTTGGGTCAAGCGTGTAGGCTTTCATTCTTTCTTCAAGTATGTTTCCAAGTAGAATCATGCGTACATTGTAGTACACGTTTCTTGTTTGTCTTCTGTGGATAACGTAAAAGAAAAGCCAGCCCGTTATCAAAAGTCGGTCGCTGGCTCTTTGTATACAATGTGAGTACCTAACTGTAGCTAAAACTGGAGGTACTTGTCTATAGTGACATGAAAAGTATATTTGTGTCAATAGTTTTTGACGGCTTCGGCAATAACCTAGTACACTACAGGAAACATTCTATATGGAGACAATTATCTTCTTTGCACTTGTGGCGTTTTTTGTGTGTATTAAAAAAGACCGTTTTTAGCGGTCTTTTACTTTGAAAGCAACACAAAAGGAAAGGGGGTCTAACGACAATGTATTCTCTATGCCGCAGGATTGTTAAGAATAACTACCCTTCCCTTTTGTACTGCCATCTTACTTAGTTTATCTCATTTTCTAATAAACCGTAGTAACTTTCCTATAAAGTATCTCTGTAATTTGAATAAATACCCTCTGCGCCAAAATCCATGTCTATCATAGCAAGATAATCAGCGTGGTCTTTGTCTGTAACTATTAAACCGTTTGTAGCTACATGGTCACACGTTTCGCAACACTTTTTTAGTGTATCACGATAAATAGTTTTACCTATTCTATCACAAAACCATTGTTTGTCTTTTGGTATATACATGAGGGTAAAGTAGGAATTGCACCTACAACCTACGGCTTAGAAGTCCGTTGCTCTGTCTGTTGAGCTATTTACCCATACCACCAGCTTATGCTGATGGATTTGTTGTTGCGAGCTTCACTGCCCACATAGCTGCTTCTTCAAATGTAGTCATAGCTATTGAAGCAAGTCGAGGGTCTGCTGCTTTAAGTGTCTCACAGAGGTTGATAAGCTCGGCAGTTTTGTTTTTGATAACTGTTACTGCTGCATCGTCGCTTGGATTGAACGCTGTACGAACGCGAGCTTCTCCGATAGATATTCCTGAATCCATGTTTTATATAGCTAAATAATAATTGCACAGCCACCCCAGCAGGAATCGAACCTGCATATGCTACTCATTTACATGAGGATTTGGTTTTTACCATTAAACTATGGAGTGATACACCACTATCACGGAAAGCCTCAGTCGTACTCTTTTGAGTCGATTGCCTTATTTATCGTTCAGTCTCTCCATCGATCCGGCAAAGATATGTTGAGAAGATGTTGAACGAATTGTTACGGCAAAGCCCAGCGATAGTGGTGTGTTTAGAAAACCCGAAGCAACGGGCATGTACAAGCGTATCGTGCTTGTAAGTACGGCAGTCATACAGACTGCGGTGTTGGGAGGCAAGGAATCGAACCTTGCGAGGAAAAAGGTGTAGCTTATTGCTTTCGTATAAATACTACTCACGGCCATCTTGCACATTTTTGTATTGCCACTCTACCACTCCCCATAGTCTTCCCTGCAAGAAAACTATACTTTAGGCTTCCTTTGTGAACGTATTTATGCTTGAAAGCACAATACCGCAGGGAAGTACATATACTATAACTTTTAAGTAGGATTGCTACAATATGTTGATAACTATTTTAGTCTTTCTTCAATAATTTTTATGTACTCTGCCGATATTTCTATTCCAATATAATTTCTATCGTTTTTCTTTGCCATTTTTAATGTTGTCCCACTTCCTGCCATCGGGTCAAGTACGATGTCGCCTTTGTTACTCCAAGATAATATGTGGTCTTCAGCTAGTTTTTCAGAAAATTGTGCTGGGTGAAATCTATTACTATTTGAAATTTCCGTGTTTATTTCCCAAACATTAAATCTCTGACCGTAAATGTTTGCTTTTTTTCCTAAAGATGATTGAGGTCTTGTTGTACCATCTTTTTGTCTAATACTTCCGTTTTTTTTAATATTCGGTTTTTTATTTAATCTGTCTTTTATGGGGTTAAATGTTTTTATTTTTCCTTTTGACAAAATAAACATATATTCAAATACTCCACCGTATCTACACTGGAGCGACCCTGTATCAGTAAAAGTCTGCTTTTTCCATATCATTGTATCGTGCAAATTAAATCCAATCTCCTTAAAGTAAAGTGCTTGTTTAAATGATGTTCCTGTTTCACTTCCTTTAATTGTTGCATCACCAACAATCCAAACAACTACACCACCTTGCTTTGTTACTCTAAAAAGTTCTTTTGCAATATTTTTGAAGTCAAAAGTATAACCGTTATAGTCTCGTAAATTATCATACGGTGGAGAGGTTACTGTTAAATCTATGGAATTATCTCCTATTTTTTTCATTACTTCTAAACAGTCACCCTGTATGATTTTGTTCATTGTCGGAGAAGATGGACTTGAACCATCAGTCTATCGTGTATAAGACGATTGCTTCACCATTAAGCTATTCTCCGATATAAGAGGCACAGAGCACAGCGCTTGGACTTTCGTCCGTCTGTAGTAGCAGACCTCCGTGGAAGCGGAGCAGCACCGTATTCTATGCCTCTCCGATACATCATATAAGGCTTACATGATGTATATGCTTGTCAGTAGACTATCGAAATACTGACATCTATAGTTTACGTTTTTCCTTTCGTTTGGCAAACTCGCACTGTGGACAACTTCCAGAATATAACTGCGATGTCTCCTTTTTACAAGATACGCAGACATAGGGCTTATTTACCGTTTTAGTGCGTGAGTGGTGTATAGTGTCGTTTTTCATATTTAAACCTTGCTATGAGCGTTTTACGGCTTTATAGGGCATGTATGTGATACTCGCACCTTTCTTTCCGCACTCTGTAGAGCAGAAATATACCTGCATGTTATTTTTCAGCTTGTTTTTGCAGATTAAACAGAGCTTCCCATTTCCTCTGGTATTCATTACGCTTCTTTCGTCTACACGGATAACATGTTCCATTTTTGATTATGTTTTTTCTAATAATGATGTCTTTGCAGACGTAGCACTCTATTTCGACTTCTCGCTGTTTGTCTTGGGATGACAGACACTCCTTGCAAAAAAATACTCGCTCTAAACTATTTGTCTTTTCTGGTGTTTCGCACACGAAACAATCTCTAAATAAAACCATATAAAAAGTATATCGCATTTTTGTCAATGCGACTGTGGATAACGAACAAAAACAGCACCCGAAGATGCTGTTTCCTTGCCGACACGGCAATAATAATGTGAGAGGTCGGCGTGGGTATTATAACCCCTTTGAAACGGTATTTTTTATACCAGTAAACAATCCCATACTTGTCAAACCAGATACAAAACCAATCAAGACTATAGACACAGAAAACTGTGGAACAAAAAGAAATGTAATCACTATTGCTATTATGATTGCAATAATCGGAAGAAATCGTTTTGCAATTTTAAATTGCTTTACAATCTGCATCACGGCGATAGTGAGCGCACAAACATACGACATTAAAAGAGCAGCGTTTCCGAGAACTTCTATTGTTGAATTATAGTCCATATTATATTTTTTTACTTTTAACTAAATCTAGTAATGCTTGAAAGGCACGCGCACCGAGACCAGGATACACAACGTCCGCATATTCACCTGTGAAGTATGGGAGTGGGTCTATTGCACCTTGGTATCCGTTGTCTTGCTCTGTATTGTACCATTGCCATGATTGTTCGCCTTGCATCATAGGTTTGAGACCGAAATGAAGATGTGAACCTGTGGACATTCCTGTGTTGTCGGCGAGAGCTATGATAGTTCCCGCTACTACTTCTTGGTCTGGCTTGACGCGGATAGTTCCCTCCTTTAAATGCCAATATATTGTTTTGTAAAATGCTTCACCGTCGCGGTAGATAAATGGCTTCTTTGTACGGATAACAACACCAAGTCCACCAGAGCCATCGTGTCCGCAGAACGTGACTACGCCATCATGAGTTGCGCGTACTAATGTGCCGTCTGGTGCGAATAAATCCCAACCGTTATGACCGAGCATACCGAGTTCTTTGTAGAATCCGTTTGCATTTTCTCCGAAGCCTTGGTTTAGACTATAAGGTCGGCATGGATAGTAGAGTTGTAGGCGTTCCATATTATTTCTTATAGGCTACTGTGCGAATATCTACCTTGCGAGGTGCTGGCTGTGGCTTGCGAGTGAGAGTGATAGTAGGCTTTGGCTTGCGTGTCATTGTTATAGTTTTTTTCATGTTATTTTACTACGATGTTAAATTGTGCTAATGATGCTTGCACTGTTTCTTCTATTTGTCTCTGCACAATGTATTTTAGCACTGGGTAAGATATACAAACAAATGTCACAAGAATACCTGCACCCCAGATAACTGCACCGCGCCACCATTTTAAATCTGCGACTGCTGTAGTATTGTTCTCAATAACTTTTTTTGCTCCCTCAGACCATTCATCTAGTTTACTAACACGCCCGTTTGTGCGTGTAGTTTGTAATTGAACTTCGGTAAGTATTTGTTTTACTTCTTTCATGTCCTCGCGGGTTTCCTTAAATAGCGCACTATTTTGTTCTAGGCGTTCATGTATGGGAACGAGGTGTGCGTCCATAAGTTCTTTAAATGTTACTTTTTCATCGTAAGGCATTACAGTATCGTTATTCCAAGTTTACCAGAGACAAACGTGTATGGGTACTCGTTACTATTATCCCAATTTGCATAATCTTCTCCCTCGCACTTAATTGTCTCTGTTTCAATCTCTTCTCCCTCGGCGTTTAAAAGCGTGTAGTTAAAATCAGCGTAACTTTGTAAATCGTCAGCTACTATTTTTACTACTATTTTTTTTGCGATAGCATCTTCTGCTATGTTTTCTGTTATATCTCTCATATGTTTATTATTAAGCTACTAATCCTGTTGAAATAACGAGTGTTCGTAAATCGTCATATGCAACCCGTAGGTTTTCATACGCGACACGAAGCGTGTTTAAATCAGCAACGGTTGCGTACACAGTGCCTGGCTGCAAGTTGTCGATACCAGTGTATGCAACAGATTGTGCATCTGGTGTATATGGAGCAGTTACAGGCTGTACAATCGGAGTTTTACCCCATAGCCCCATTTTCACTGTAGTAGTTGAACCGAGCAACATACCATTTAGGTCAAGACGAGCGTGCTCGATTGAGTTTACTATAAAGTTAAACGAGTTCGCTGCAGGGAATCCGATACCCATTGTCGTGTTTTCTGCTGACGTAATACGTCCGACAGTCGAGCTATATGCACCGCCGTTCATGTATGGGCGAACCGTTTGTGACGTTACACGGAATGGACTATCAAATTGAAGCAAGTTAGCTCCACCGGAAATTATAGTTCCTCCGTTTGCACCTGTGGTTGTTGAAATTACTATAGATGTCGGAGAAATAGTTACAGATTGACTATTCGATGTGTTTACTGCGACAAAACGAGCAGTATCACCAGATAGTGTTGCAACACCAGAGTTTGAGATAGACGCGTTTACAGCACCAGTATTACTGACACCAGTGAATAGGTTTACAGCAGTGACTGGTACTGCCCACGAGTTTGATGCCGTGTGACCAGACTGCGCCGCAAATGTGATTGTTACACCCTCTGCAAGTGTTTGTGCTGCACCAGTTATAACAACACTAAATGTTGTTGCTCCACCAGTCTTCAACCAGTTAAACTTGTCTGCAATAACTGTAATGTTTATAGAAAGACCAGTACCAGAACCAGACGTTCGAGTACACGTTTTTACACCAGTCGTGTACGCAGAACCTGTGTTTGTAATTGTGTATGCAGTCACAGCGCCAGCGGATACAGCAGTGACTATACCAGTACCAGATGTACCACCAGAAATTGTGAACGTATCACCGATAGCCCACGCACTTCCTCCTGCACTAACTGCCGATGTGTATATTGAGCTTACTGTAGAGATAGTTACGGTGTAGTTAGAGTTTGTACCTCCGATGTATGTTCCTCCTGCAGTAAGGTCATTTAGACCAGCACCAGTGAATACTGGCGTACCGATAGCAGCTGTTCCTACTGCGTGGAAACGTGCGGTAGGGGATAGTGTACCCATTCCAGTACCTGTAGAGTTTGTAGCACCGATTACGTTGGTAGACGAAAGACCACCTATTTGGTAATAGAGATTTTTACCTGCTGTGTCTGTGCCAATATATTGGTGTCCACCAGAAGTGTAAAGATACCCATCTCCAGCAGTACCAAGAACTCCAGCATAGTTGGAGTTGTTGATACCGAGGTTTATGAAGTGACCAGTCGCGGCTACTCCGTCGTTATCTGCTCCAAGAATCAGGTCAGCTGAAGCCGATGTCCCAGTTGATTGGTTTTGAATATATCCACCTCCATATGTGTTACCCGACCAACCTATCGAAAGTGGGTTGTTAGATGTGTAGCTAAATGACGTTGGGAGGTTGATAGAAAGTGCAGATGTGAATGTGTTACCACCCTCTGAAGAAAAACCGAGAGAGTTGTCGGCTTTGAAAATATTTAGGAAGCCATCTGACGTAGCACCAAGACCGAGCATTGCGCGAGTATCACCTCCTGTGTTTTGTATTTCATAACCTCTAGTATCGTCAATGAGGTTTTGCGTGATACTGCGAGTGTTGAGATTTATGTTTGCTGTTGCGCCTGTGTAGGGAACACGAGCGTCGAGAGCTGATTGTAGGTCTGTCTGGTCGGAGAGTGTTCCTGTGATTGAACCCCAGACTGCACTACCTCCTCCACCCGTAGCAGCCACTAACAATCTTTTTGTTATTGGGTCAACACGGAGCATGGTAATATCCATGTCTGAGTCGTTTGTGACACCAGCCAATACGGTTACTCTATTTTGGTCTCTTTTTAGGATTTCATCGGGCATGTTATCCAGTTAGCCTATTAAATTCATCAATCTTTCTCTGACGTTGCTGTGGCGAAGACCATTGCGTCCAGTATTTATCTACATATACTTCGGCTGGGGTAAGATTCGGATTTCTTTTCTGTAGTAGATTAAAGTATTTTATGCTTGCGTCTATAACATCATTTCTATCGTTTATCTTGACACTTGTTTTAATACCTGTTCTTTTTAGCTCATCAATAGCACTTTTAGTAAGACCTGTAAGCCACTTCATTTCTCCTTTATCAGCATTGGTTTTGTTAGTTCCTCCTGACGATTCAAGTTGAAGTAGGGCATCGCTTATTTTTTTAGGAGATGGGTAATTAGATGTGTTTTTTTGTGCTTGGTATGTTTGTTTTGAGCCAATTTGTGAAGCAAGACCAATGCCGCTTAATGATGTACCACCTAAAACAGCTCCAATTTTACCTATACCAGCTTCTTTGTTAGGTGTATTTTTTAGCTTATCAACAAGAGGCAACTTGCCGTTTGCTTCAGACTGTTGTACTGTGTTGGATATGCCTATCTTACTTGGGTTTTTGCTAGGACTCGCCATATATTGGCTTGTCTGGGTTCCAATACGCGACCGATAAGCCTCGTCAATCGCTGACTGGCTTTTACTTCCGAGGTTTATTGTTTTACCAGAACCTATAGAAATACGGGGACTACCTGGCTTAGGGGCAGGTAACTGCAAACGCGGAGATTTACCCAAATTAACAGCTTTCTGAAGTATCTTTGACTCTGGTGCAACCCTACCTGTAGCTTTTCCGAGTGTTCGAGAGAGCATAGAACCTTTTAAACGACTAGCGAGTTCACCTCCAACAACTGTTCCGATTGCTGAACCTGGCAATCCTCCAACTACACCGCCAACTGCTCCTCCTGCTACGTTTCCTGCTATTTGAGAAAAATATTTTCCAAGTTTTCCACCATGAACACGCAGACCGTCAAGACGTTCGAGGTATGCAATGTCTTCGAGGTATTTAGCAAGCACAGCGTTTACTTCTTCGGTATTAAATGAGCTGTTTTTTTCTACAGTCTTTTTCAAACCGTTAGCGATAGCCTTGCGTGATGCTTTTATCTCTGGAGGTGTCTGGTAGTTTATATTTTTTGTAGTGCTTATCTTTGCGTCATGTATGAGCGTAAGAGGCACATCGCCGTTAGCGTCTGCTTTGAGTTTATACCCAGATATTTCTTTTTTTACTCCGTTTAGGGCGTTTTTAAGGTCTGCTCCCTCTAGTCCACTAGCGTTTACTGCGTCTGTAAGTTCTTTCTCTACCTTAGAAAGATTTACCTTCTCTCCGAGACGTTCGAGGTTATTTCTTACTACTTGCTCTGCACCGTCGAGAGTCTGAGCCTTGTATTTCTCGACTGCACCGCCTGGATTCTTAGTGCGTATTATGCCATTGTCATCCGTAGCGTTTACGAGTACATCTGTTTCAGCAACTCGTCTTCGAGAGCCAGCACTAGCGTCTTTTGAGTATTCTGCTGCCTTTCGTGTCTTAGCGTAATTTGTTTCAATGTTTGCAAGTTCTCCCTCTCTGCCAGCAATAATACGCTCGTTTTTAGGTAAACGAGTTTTTATTTTACTAGAGATTTTTGAACCGCCATAACCTCCTGCAAATCCAAGTCCTGCACCTGCTACAGTTCCAACTGCCGTGTTTTTTAATGTCTGACCGAGGGAGTCTCCATCTTGCATTGAAGTTCCGAGTGAAGAAAGTCCACCTTGTAATGCCCCTTCCTTTGCAAGTGTTAGACCAGTTTTTAAAGCTGTTTTCTTTAATGGCTGTGCGATTGTATTTGCAACAGTTTTTACACCCGGTGCGCCTCCTACAACATAGGACGCAGCTTCAACACCGCTTCCGATACTATCTATAAGGGCTTTCTTAGAGAAGCCTGTTTCAACACCACCGCCAACAGGGGTGACTTTTCCAAGATATTCTCCAGAGAAAGGTTCAGCGAGTTTTGTACCAGTATCTACCCCTGCAATATCTCCTGCAAGTTGTCCAATTTGTGTCAATGAAGTACCGATTCGTGCTGGAAGTTTTGCGACACCACGAACAATCTCACCTCCCATAGTTGGTGTAGCTCTGTCTCCCATACCGACAGGAAGACCCTGTTCTATACGTTGCTGGCGTTCTGTACCTGTAGATGCAGAACCAACGGGAGTACCATATTTAGAGAAATCTGTAGTGCCTTTTACCTTAGACTTGTCTACAGGAACTCCATACTTTGAGAAGTCTGTTGCCATTAGTAGATTACGTCTATTTTATCTTTTAATGCGTTTTCTATACCTTGTTTGTTTGTCTGTACTTGCGTTGATTCTCCTGTTACTGGATTTATGAGTGTAACTGTTACGTCACCTCCCATAAGAGCAATCTGTGCATTGAGAGATTTTCGGAACTCCTTTTCTGACTGGCTTCTGTCTAGCTTGGTAGCGTTACTCAAAAGCTTACGCTCCGCATCTGACACCGCACCAGAGCCTTTGAGGTATTTTGCATTAGCCAAGTCTGCTTGTGCTTTGAAGTTATCAAACTGGGTTACGAAGTCAGCACGTTCTGTACCTGGAATAAGTCCATATCCGAGTGAACCGAGGAAAGATGATTTACCAACAGCAGAAGTACCAGTACCAGCATCAAACTTTTTAAGCAAATCTTGTGCAGAAGTAAGCGCACCTTGCTGTAATGGCGACGGTTCCGAACTTTGCGCTTTTTCAGCTACATCAGCCGCTTGTTTTTGTGCTTTAAGCGCGTATTCAAGACCAAACTGACGTTTGTTTTCAGCAAATGTTCTGTCAGCTTCTAGTTTGTTTTGCGCGAGGGTATCAGTCTTGTACTGCTGGTCAAAAGCAGTTTTTTGCGCGTCTGTCATTCTATCGTATTGTGCTTTTTCACGGTCGTAGGCTAATTTCTCTGCATCACTATCGAACGTCATCAAGTCTTTCTGTAGACCAAGACCAGCTTTAGCTGCTTCCGAAGCTGCTGTTTGCTCTCCTTGTGCAATTCCTATCTCACCCTGTAAGCGTGCAAGTTCAGGCTGTGTCTGTCCAAGGAGCTTTTCTTGCTGTCCTCGTACGATTCCTGTAGTTATTCCACGACCTTGACCCTCAAGTCCTGCTGTTGTTTTATTCAAACTAGCAACGTAATCGTTATACGTCTTTTTAGCGTTTACTACGCTTTCGCTTGGTTTTAGTGATTCTATGTACTTCGTATATGCAGATGTGTAGTTATCACGCGCTGTAGGAGCTGTAGGAGCTGTAGGAGTCGTCGGAGTAGGTGTGGGTGTTTGCATTCCAGTAGGAACAGGAGCAGGTGTCTTAATCGTTCCGTCTGCATTTAGTACTGCACCACCTTGTGTAGTTATTTCCTTATTTGGTGTAGCACCAAGAGACTGCGTGTACTGATTTTTAGCAGAAGACTGTGATGGATTTGCAGGAGGTGTAATTGTAGTTGGTACTGGGGAAGTGTTAGAAGAAGAACCAAAGTTATTTGTGAAATTACTTTGTGCGCTAGATATAGGAGTAGGTGCTACGGTTGGGCTTTTTTTAAGTTTACCTGCTACGAGCGAAGCAGCCGCAAAAGGATTGGATAGTGCGTTTAATCCAGTAGTTACTTTACCAGCAGCACTGTTTATTTTGTCTGCTACGCCCATAGATTTTACAAATGCGTTTTTTAATTTGTCCATATATTTAGAATCCTGATGCTAACTGCCAAGGATAATAGAAGTTTCGAGTTATGTTCTGTGCATTTCCGAATGGTGGTATGTATGCACCTTCTTCTGTCTCGCCTTCGTTTTCCAACATCTGACTAATTATACCACCATAATCTTTTCTATACCCAGCTTCGTTACCACCGTCATACATCATCCAGTATGTTTTTGCATTATTGAGTTCTCCTTTTTGCTGCCAGTAAAGAGCTACTGAACGATAAAGAATTGCTGGCTGGTATGCATCTGGTACGATTGGCACTTGTCCTATGATACAAGCCGCTGTTCCTGCACTGATACTAGTTCCCTCATATGGCTTTACAAGAGTGACAGCCGTTGCGCTTATGTATGCACCGATTTCATACCACATTCCATCTCCACCGTTTGCTGCGGCTGTTTCTGTAATTTGTATGTATCTTCCTACCATACTAGGTGTCATACCACCACTCATAACAAGGGCTGTGCCGTTCTGCGCGATGCTAGTGACAGTCAAATTTGTTATATCTGCAATCACTAAAGGTTTAAGTTGAAGACGACCACGGAGAGTGATTTTATTACCTGAAGTAGAGGGAATAGGCTGTATCTTAAAAGTCTTGTTTTCCACATATGTGAAGTATGGAACCTGTTGTGTACCAAGGTGGCTTTGTAGGATACGTTTCCATATCGTCGGGTCGAACACCATTTTAGGCGCGTATATTGTGTCTGACGATGTTCCTACACCATCATAGATATACATGTCAATAAGTTTTCGGTACTTGTTAGGGATTTGGTACGTTTCTTGGTTGGCTACTGTGACCATATCCGTAGTTGATTCAAGGAATCGGAGTTTACCACCTTGGATATTACAAATGGTGTCTACGGACTGGTTAAGAAACGTAGCGCCAAGTGTTTGGTTTGCTGTCGTGTCATTGTTCGTCAATGACTGGTATTGAGACAATAATTGTGAGTAAGTTATCAAAATATTACTTCTTGATTGTTATGTTGTAAAATCTTCTAATTCAAACTCGACTATAGCTTTAGAAATTTGATGCGCGGCTGGTGCTGTACTACCACCAGAAGCCCAGATACATTGTAAAGCTACACTCGTAAAGAATGGCAATGGCGCACCACTTGTTTTTTGTTCGTACTTTTTAATCAATGGAGAAGCAAGAGATTGACTAGCAGCAACAAGTGCGCTAGAAGTTCCGTAGTCTGTGAATAGATTTAAACTAAACTCAGGGTTGAGTACGTTTTGTGCTACTACTTGGAAGTAATACACAGTTACTCTCATAACTCTGCCTTGTTTTAAAGGAGGGAAATTCGGCTCATAGAATTGTGTTATGCAGTTAGATGTTGAATACCCTCCTACTAGCTTAGAGAAGGCATGAGATGAACCGTTTGAGCTAGAGAGAATAAGCGCAGGTTGTGTTGCGTCTGTCTGTAAGTTATATATCCACCCAGAGTTTTGAGTAACACTCGCAAATCCTATGTAATTTATGTTGTATCCCTCTCCAGTGAATTTATCGCCAATAGTTACAACCTGCCCACCGATGTTCATGTAAAGCATGTCTTGTCGGCTATCTATACCTCTGAAAACAGGGTTTGTGCCAGATGGAATATCGGCTACTCTTTTTGCTTGGTTTCCTACAATTCTTTTAATTTTTACAAATCCGTTTCGCTCGCGTGCTCCATAACAAGTAACTGCCGGTGCACCTCTCCAAATAAATATAGAGGATACAAACGGCTCATTGATTGGAATAATCTGAGTAACGTCTTGTGATAGATAATCCCATACATAGACAACTGAACTACCACCAACAGGATTACCCGTTGAAATTGTTGTACTTCCATAGTTTCCAGCTATGTACAGGAAGTCATCGTATGCGACCATACCTTGCACCTTAAAACCTGCTGGTAGGGTAAACACCTGTGACTGGAATGTACCGTTTGCCCCAGTACCTCCATCGTATGCGTGAATGTATCTACCTGAACCTATATATAGAATGTCGTCAGTTCCGACACACATTGTATGTGGGGATGTTCTTTGGTATGCAGAATCACCATCACCAGAAGTAATGTCGAGCGGCGTAGCCGGTACAGTAGACATGAAGTCGTCATCTGGTGTACCAGTCATGTTCACTAGCGCACCTATATCCCAGTTAGCATTGTTGTAGTAAGAATAAAATGCTGAATATACTTGTGTTGTCGTTCCTCCGCTATTGTGTTGATATATAATACAATCTTGTCCTACAGGTGAAGTACCAGCGATGGTATGTGGAAACACACCAGCATTAGTCACTGTGTTTGATATAAAATTTATCTCTTGGAACTTACCACCAACGTCAATACCGTATAGAAGACTATTTGAAGCTGGGGAGAATACTGCTGCTAAAACTTGCCCACTAAGAGAAGAAACATTTGTTGCGTTTGTTGGAGCCATACCAGGCTGGAGTATTCCTATATTTCTGTATGGGTCTATAGCAGTAAGACCAGCCATACCTGCTATTGAAGTCTGCTTTACAGTCGTAGTAGAAAACTGACCTTGTGGTGCGAGACCAGTAGCAAAGTCGCTTTCATCAAAGACGATTATTCCTCTATTCCCTTGTATTGTTGATTTAGCCATATTATGTATATGTTATCTCTATTGTTACGCAAACACCTGCGACATCTGTAAGTGTTCCTGAATCTTTCAAACAAAGTCTGTCTCCGACACTAAGTGCCGTGACAGTAGTACCAGAAACAATTTCACCAACCTGTACTGTGTTTGCTGTACCTTTTAGATTAAAAGCCGTTACAAGTAATGTATTGCCGGAGTCCGGTGTTTCTGTACCCTGTAATCGTTCCACCTGAAGTGTCACCGCACCACCGTTCGTACCTGCTGTTGTGTGTACTTCTGATATTCTTGTGACGATACAAGGTCTTGTTGCTACAAAGACAATTCCATAATTTGTTGCTGTCGATGCTGACAAACCAGAAACTACACCATTTATGAAATTTACATGCCAAATCTTCTTGGAGTTTACTCCGTCATGGTCGTGCCATTCAAATTGGTCTGAAAGATTTTCCATGTTACATAAAAATTAAGAAATTTCCTTGATTTTCATCAAGTGGGAACGGATACTGTAAACCAGATCCACTATTGTATAGTTGGCTCATTTCTGAACCAGACAATGCTCTCGACCAAATTCCAACTTCATCAATTGCCCCGTTCCAAAATGTAGATGTTCCTCTACCATGTCCGATATCGAAATGACCAGCGTTAGTTATGGCAACAGAATAAGCCCCACCACCAACGGCAGCGCCGTCAAGATAAAATGCTGCATTAGAACCATCCCATGTCACCCCTACAAGATGAAAGTTTCCGTCTTGTATCGTTGTTCCTAAATCATCAGAATTTGCCCATGCTCCGTTATTATGGTAAACACGGATATTTTTTACGCCAAGAGCATCTCTGTTGGGGTTATATGCAAAAGTAATGCCAGTCATTTCTCCTGCGCCCGAACTTTCCTGTGTATCCCATAAACGATAGTTTGTATCTGCAACAGTTACACCACCATTTTTAATCCACATTGATACAGTATAAGCAGATGTTGGTTGTGCTATAGAACCAGTAATTTTAGATGTCGTACCGTTATAACCTGCTCCTTCGTTGATTTTTCCATTCGGTACAGAATAGGTAATTGCTGTGTCAGTTCCATTAGAAGAACCAACAGCATCGTTACTGTTTCCGTCAAGTTTCCAGTATGAAATTATATCGGTATTAAGTGACATATATTTATGCTTGGGTTGTTACTGCTATCGCGTGATACTGACTCGCCGCCGAGTTGTATTGCACACCAACATATCCCCATTTTCCTGCCGTTGTTGCTGTTGGAAGTGTTACTCCAATAGCTGTAAACCCAGTCCATGTAAGTGTTTTAGATACCCCGGCATCCTTGTATCGGATAATAAACTTTTGTCCGTCTGTAGGACTGCCTGTGAACGAGAATGTCGTGTTGTTTGCTATTGCTGAAAGCTCATATACATCTGTTACGGCTACGTCAATTACTGCCGTAGCGTCATCTGTTGTTGTTACTACGCGCTGTGTTATCGCCTTATTAGTGAGTGTTTGCGTAGCTGTCAATCCTACAACTGTCTGTGATGTACTAGGAAACGTCATTACAGTGCCATCAGTACCAGCAAGAGTAAGCGTGTTTGACGCTATAAAAGTCTTTCCGTCAGACACCTGAAGTGTCGAAGAAGTAGCAGGTGCAGTAATCGCCATTTTGTTAATTGACGTTGCTGTTGCTGCACCGAGCGTCGGAGTAACGAGCGTTGCTCCTGTAGCAAGTACGATGTCACCACTACCAGAAACAGATTTTGCTGTGATAGAAGTACCGTCACTTTGCAAGATTCCGTTAGCAGAACATGAGAGTGTTATAGCTGGCGTAGTGGTAGCAGTTGCGACAGTTCCAGCTAGTCCATTTGCTGATACTACCGAGACACTTGTTACTGTTCCCGTTCCACCACTAGAAAGCTGTGAGAACACAAGGTTGCTACTACCCAAAGTAGGGCTAGGAGTTGTCTGTACCCAGAGAGTATTTGCTTGCGTTGTACCAGAGAGTATTGCAGTAAATGTTCCGAGTGCGACTTCACCAGATGTATCGTAATCAGTGGCACGAGACCATGCACCTGCTGCCGTAACGTAAATACCATTCTCGGTAGCGTCACTCTGGTTTTTAACTAAAATTCGTGACGTAGAAGTGAGAACACCGTCTATAGTCTGTTCTCCTGAAAGTGTGACGTTAGCTGTTGTCGCAACATTACAAGACGGTTTTACAGTAAGACCCTGTGCAAAAGTCTCTACAAATGTTTTATTCACAAGGTCATTTCCATTCGTTGGTACGGCTGAACACGTTGGAAGTGCAGTGAATGTGTTAGCACCTGAAAAAGTGTTGTTACCAGAGAATGTAGTGCCAGCGATACTAGAGGGCGTAATTGCCCCTAGGGACAGCGTAATTGCTGGAGTAGTAGAAGCTGTCGCAACTGTGCCAGAGACACCGTTAGCGGTCACCACAGAGACGCTGGTGACACTCCCAGTACCTACTGCGGCGTATTCAACTGCTGTTTCTCCTGCATTGACTCGTAGGACTTTCAATCCATTACCTGTAAGGGTAGCAACTGGCTGTAATGATGTTGCAAGGGCAATAGTTCCTGTAGTTGTAATTGGGCTTGGTGTTGCAAGGATACCTGTTCCAGCGGCTATTGAAGTAACACTTCCTGTACCGATACCAGTAGCAGAAACAAGCAGACGTTTAGTAGTAGGGTCTAAACGAAGCATAGTGATGTCTTGCGCGACATTATCTGTAACACCTGCAAGTACAGTCACACGGTTTTGGTCTCTTTTTAGTACTTCATCTGCCATATGTTACTTCTCAAGACAAATTAAGATACCAGTAGCAGCCTGTTCTATGAAGTTGACAGTAGTTGCTCCGTCTGGTCGTTTATAAACTCGTGTTTGGTCTGCTCCAATATACTCATCAAAAGCAGAAGACGAGGCAGTTGCTCCCCACTTTAAAAATATTCCTCGTGTAACCGCCGTGACCTCTATGTAAGTGGTCCCCGCGTTCAGTGTTATAGCGGTAGAACCAGAAATAGTCGCGTCGTATGTCGCTACGAGTGTCGGTGCTTCGGGATTTGTGAAACTTTGGTTGTTATACATAATTTTATACGAATATGACATCACACAAGAGATTGCCATTTTCGTCGGTTAGTATTTCTTGTAATTCGTCGTCGTCTTCATTCCATGCCATGCACACTGTACGGCTATTCTGGTCGCGGCTGGCTATCTGTGAAGCTGTAGCACTACCACTCGTCTCTACCGCTATTTCAACAAGGAGATATTTGCTAACAGGGTCTACTCTAAGCATTGTAATATCCTGGTCTGCGTCGTTGCCGACACCAGCTCCTACAGTACGGCTATTCTGGTCGCGCTCGATAACCTCGTTAGACATATATTTTTACTAATTCTGACAATTTTGTCTTGAAATCGACTTTTTTCGTTTCAAAATCCTGCACTTCTTTTGCAAGTGTTGCTCGGTTGTTCTCTACTTCCCGATTTTTTACTTCGAGAGCAGTAGTGTCACCTTTAAGTTTAAGCTCTAGCTGTCTGTTTTCGTTCAATACTGTCGTGTTTTTCTGTATTTTTGCGTCGATTTCTGCCTCTTTCTTTTTGAGTTCTGCATCTTTCTTTAGAATACTCGCAATTTCGTCCTTTTTTGCATCAATTTCAACAAGTTCAGCGTGACGATGCTGTGTCCAGTCGAGTTTTTCCTTTGAAATGTCGTTTGTGATTTGTGTAAGCTCGTCCCTCTTTTCTTTTATTGACACTTCGAGCTTTGTGTTAGAGTCAACAAGCTCAACAGTCTCCTGTTTGATACTAGAAAGTTTCTCAAGAGCGTGTTTGTACTCTCTCTTTAGGGCAAATGTGTCGTTTTCTATTGTTATGCGGTCAATTTGTTCCATAGGTCTTTTTCTAGCTTGTAACTTGTCTCTAGTGCTTTCTGTCGGCTCTCAATCAGTGCTTTTTCTTTCTCTATATTTTTTTTATCTTTCTCTATTCGCTTTTCCCACTCCTTTAGATTTTCCTTGTCCTGTTCAACTAGCTTTTTCTGGTGCGATAGTTCAATGGTTTGCAGTTCTGCGTTTTTCTCCCATTGAATTGCTTTGTTTTTAAATGTCTCTAACAGGTTTTGCACACCTACTTGCATCTCACTGAGTCCGTCTGCGTAGCTCATTACTTCTCGGCAGAAGACATTTACTTTCGTGTAGTTGCTATGCGTATTTTCAAGAAGTTCCTTGCTTTCTTCGAGTATCTTTTGAATATGCTTTTGTGCCATATCCTCTCGGAGTGTCAAGTATTCTTCTTGCTTGCTTTTGAGTTCTTGGAGTGTGTTTTTTGCCTCGGAAATCTTAATAGTAGTTTCCGCTAACAGTCTCAAACTCTCCATTTTTTCTTTGTTTACTGTTTCCATAAGCTATGTAAGGAATCGAACCCTATAAACTGCCGCCAGCATAGCTTCGCTTTTAGGCGAGAAGTTTTTCTAATTCACTTTTGTTCTTGCGCTTGTCGTGGACTATTCCTCGTTTCTCAAGTTCAGCAATGACCTCTTGCTTGTCTTTGAAGCCTTCAGGTGAAATCTTTTCACCTTTCATAGCTTCTACCTGTCTATTCAGTTCCTCAAACTTTCGCATGAGCATATCCGTTTCAGTCTCCTGAATTGGCTTTTCCTCCTGGTACTCACTTATAAGAATCTGACCGACGAGAGTGTTTATCTGCTCGTCTCCAAACAGTGCTGAGCTTCTTGCAGGGTCGCCCTCTCCATATTTTGGAGCAGCGTCCTTTTCAATAAGCATCTTTTTAGCCAAGTTAATGGCAAGTCTATGCCCAACGTGATACGGGAATATGAGTTCTTCCCCAACTGCGATACATCCTGCTTTTGCCTTTCCGAAGATAGGGCGACTATTGAACATCGCGCCAAAGGCTGGTGTGAAGTCAAAAGATGAAATGTTTTTCAACGTAACAACTTTGAAATCATTTATATTGTTATCCATAATTAAATAACTATTTGTTAATCAAGGGCTTCGTTTTTCCCTTGCCAGTTAATGACTGGGGCTTGCCCCCGTAAAGAGGCAAAGCCAACCATTAAAGGTTAACGTAAACGAGAGTTGTCTGGTCTGCTCCTGCGTTTGCTACGCGGACATAACCGAGAGACTGTTCGTCGAACTCACCCTTTGCTGTAGTACCCTTCAATACCTGACCTTCAGTGTCGTCACCTGTGACGTATGAAAGCGATACTGTGAGTACTTCACCTGCCTTTACGCCTCCTGTACCTGTCTTCATAACCCAACCGTATTCACCAGAAGCAAATGCTACCTGTGTTATACCTGAAGCCTGTTGTGCCTTGCTAGTGATAGCAGACTTATCAACGACGTTAGGGAATGTAAGAGTGATGTCAGAAGATGCTACTGCGAGTGCTGTAGTGAGCGCGTACGCTGGGAAGAGTATCAAAGTATCAACAGTGTTGTCCTGTACCTTGAAGACCTGTCCTACTCCAGTACCGTCATCTACGATACCGTAACAACCTGCGTACTGACCTACTGTCCAGCTTGCGCCTGACTCAGTGATGTACACAATCTGTCCGAGGTTGTTAGCAGATGAGCTAACAGTTTCAACCTGAACCTCTGTGTCTGGCACAACTACGTTATATGCACTAAGAGCTTCTGCTGCCTTGATGTATGTCCATGTTGCTCCGTCTGGAGTCTGTGCGACTGTACCAAGACCCATCTGTCCCTGTGATGTAGTTGGCTGTTTTACGTCTTGAAATGAAATTCTGACCACGTTTTTTAATCTATTACTTATAGTCACTATGGACACTTCGTAACGATTGTGAGGGTTATCCTCTAGGCATTCTTGCCTTTATTGTTAATTCGCTTTTATGGTGCGATAACCAAGTTACTAACCGTTAGCTGTGATAGCTGCGTATGTATTTACGTTACCGTTTACATACCAGTTTGTACCGTCGCTATTGAATGTAACCATGTCTCCTACTAGTGCCTGGTTAGCAACGAGGATTACATTGTCTGCGTCGGAAGCTGTGACACCGTTGATGGTATCTGCTGCACCGCTACACGCTACAGTTCCTTGGATTTTATCAGCAGGTGTTCCAGTGATTGTGTATCCGTTAGATGTAGGTGCTGTCTTTACTATAAATGTAAAGAACAGACCGGCTTCTGCTGTAGGAAGTGTTGATACAAATCCTGCGGCAGCGCTCAGATAGAAAGTCTTTCCAGACTCATCTGCTGTAATGACGTTTGTTGCAGTTACAACTTCTGTACTAGCGGTTACTTTACCTGTAATCGTAACTGCACCAGTGAAACTTTCTGCACCAGAGTGCGTGTTAGTTCCACTGAAGTCCAAGTTACCAGAGAGAGTACCGTCTTTCGCACTATTAAAACCGTTATACTTTACTACTGGGACTGCGTCTTCAATGTTCTGTGCCATATATTTATTTTAGTTACCCTCTCACATCTAGTGTGGTCAAAGGCAAATATATTTTAGTAATAACTAGGTTGTTCCACTCATTGTTCCAAGGAGACGTGGGTTCTCTGAACAGAAGTTACCTGCAAAGAGCAAGTATCCTACCTGTGAGAGCTGGTCTACTGGAGCCTTCATAACACGGAAGTTGAATCCCTTTGCTGATGGCACGTTACCTGGGACACCTGTTGGCACAGAGTTCGAGAGCTTCTTAAAGTTAAGAGTATCGTAGTCCTGACCAGTTATGTTTACTCCTTTCATTCCGAAAGCAGTCTGGTTAGCGAAGATAAACTTACCTGATGGAACCTGCTCGTCCTTTACTACTGGAACACCACGGTATGTGATAGCGCGGAATCCCTGAGTACCGAAAGCGTTAGACTTTGAGTCCATGAGCATACCGTACTGGTCGTAGTTAGGTGCTGCGAATGTCTGGAATGAAGCACGGAGTGTAGGAGTCAAGAGAGCTTCGTATGAAGACCAGATTGACTTTGTTGTGAGCATAACTGTCGGCTCATCCATACCTACTGTAACTGCGTCGAAACCTGTAGCCATCTTAGCGAGCGTAATAGCTCCTGTAGATGCGAGGTAGTAACCGTTGATAGATGTGTATGTAGAGCGTGAGAGTGAGCCGTACGTTGCGTAGACAGTGCTGTCCGCTGCTGCGTTAGCAAGTGAGTCCCATGAGTTGCCTGTACCAGTTCCCTGATAAAGGTTGTTCGCCATGAGGTTCAAGAGCGACTTACCCTGTGTATCAAATTCTGCTTCAAGGAGCTGAACAATCTGTTCATCGCCCTTGTTGAGCGTAACTTCGATGTCTGCTACTACTACAGGCTTGTAAGCCATCTTTACCTCGAAGTCCATAGAAACACGAGTGTTCTGACGGTCTGAATCGAGCTGGTTAGCGATACCTGTGTTGCCTCCGTTTGTTGTGTCCTGGTACTGAATTACAGGAGCATATGATGTACCTGTGTTCCAATCCTTAGACGTACGCATGAAAGTCATAAGACCTGGCGTACCAAGTGTTACCGTATCGAAAATCTTTTTAGGGATGAGCTTACGGGTTACTGTTGTGACTGCTGGTGAAAACTGCATATTAGTTGTTATTTAAGACTACGGAGGTAGTCAACTGCACTCATGTTTCTAGCACTTGGGTCGTATACGTCTCCATCGAATGTGTCGCCTCCCTGTGAAGCTCCGCTAATTGGCTCTGCACTTCTTTTCTGAAGATTTTTAGTCACTAGTTCGGTAGCTTTCTTAACAGTAGACTGCATATCTTTCATGTTAGAGTATGCGACTTTAAGGTCTTGAAAACCGTATTTGAGTGCGTGATTGAAAAGCTGATTTTCGTCTAGTTTTGGGTTTTCCTTTTTGAGTTCAGTAAGCTGTGATGTAACGATTTGCTCATTTTGAGTTAGTCGCTCCTGTTCAGCTTTCTGTTCGTTTAGCATATCCTCTCTGAGGGCTTGCTTTGAACGCTCTAAAACTTCTTCCCAAGTCTGTGGAATCCATTCTTCTTTCTCCGCATGTTTGTTAATAGTTGGTTCGCTAGTCCCTTTCTTGAATGTTGCAAGTTCTTGGGATTTGCGAGTGAATTCAGAATAGAGATTTCGATACTCTGCTTCCGCTTCTTTTGGAGGTAACTTTCTACCATCTGGTAGTTCCACTAAGTTATCCTCGCTCGGAGTTGACTCCGTCTCGGTTGTTTCTACTTCTGCAACTGCTTCTGTTTCAACTTCCTCAGTTGGTGTAACAACTGTTTCCTCTACTGGCGTACCAGTATCGGTACTCACTACTTCTGCTTCATAACCCATTTTGATTTTGCGACTGCTTCGATGTTTGCTTGGTCTATTAAGACTGCTTAGTCTAGGCTTGGTCGGATTATTTTAATGTTTGAGCGTTCGTGGATGCGCTCCCCCCATGTGATTATTCTTTTTTTACTTTTTCAGGCTGCTTTTCTGCCATCGCTTGGCTACGTTCACTCATCATTTGACTGTGTATGTGATTGTCTTCTTTGAGTGCCATATCTTTCTTACCTTGTTCACGTTCTGCGACTTTCTCGGCTACGATTATTTCTGGGTCAGCCTGTATGCCTATCTGTGCGAGAAGCTGTACTTGTGCGTCTATCGGAAGGTCTGCGTAAGAGATAGATACACTCGGTGGCTTTTCCTCTTTCTGTGCAGGAGGTGCAAGCTGTTGCATTTCCTCTGGTGTGATACCAACTGCAACCGCAGGGTTTAGCTTGTATTTAACTGCGTTCATAGCAAGGTCTTTAGGATTGTTATATCCAGCTTCTTCCATGTAATCCTGTGGAGCGAGAATGCCTGATTTGACATCTTCCTGTGCGCGTTCAAAGCGGAACTCGCTATCTACTGGAAGTGTTTTGCCTGGGATAACCTGTACTTCTGAACCTGTCTCGAAATCGTCTTGGATAAGGTCAATAACTTCTGTTGCTGATTCTTTACCAATCCATTTAGCGTAGTGATACTCAGTGTAACGAGTCTTTGAGAGTTGGTAAGCCCATCCGACAAGTTCTCCATATACATAGTCTACGCACTGCACAAGCTCGTTTAAGCGTAGGAATGACTGTTGAATGAGAGCAAGACGACCTGCCTTTGTTTCCTGTCCTTCACGTTCTCCACGGAAAGCGGACGATGCTGCCATGATGTTGTCAATCTCAGAGCGAGAATCCAACATATCTTCCATGACCATAGGAGGAAGTGGTGTACCTGTTTCACGTTGCACACCTGCGACAACTCCCTTACCCCAGATAATGCCTTTAGCTTCATATGCGAGAGACTGTGCGTCTGATTTGCCCATTACTTCGCTATCTACCTTTATGACACCGTTTACAAGCTCACAGTTCTGTCCGATGTCCTGCTTACGGCGGTCAATAGCCATCTGAAGCGGAAGCGATAGAGTGATGAAGTCTGTACGTCCTATAGGCTGATTCTCGTCGTTTAGGATAGTTGCAAAGATGTATGGCTTGCGTGGCTGGTCAAAGTAGTTGAAATAGTACGATTTAAAGCTCTGTGCTTCGCTGTGACCCTCGTTAGCAGGTATTTCGCCCTCTACTGCCTGTGGAGCATTTGTCTCTACTTCTGGGCTAGGCTGGCGTACATCTTGGTCAAGTTTAGCCTGTGTGAATATCTGACGGCGTGTGTCCCCATATGTTGCGTTTATTTGCTGTTCTTCTTCGTCTGAGAGCAAGATACCGTCCCAATCCCAATAAGGGTTACGCATTGTACCGAGAATGATGTTGTCGTACTTGAAAATGACGTAATCACCTATCCAAGCCTCTTTGTACTTGACTTCAGGGTTCATTATGTACGCTTGGTCAGCAGTTTCTTCTGTAAACCCACTCTTTTCGAGTATCTGTTTCTCCTTTTCAGGAAAGCGTTGCAAAAGAGCGCAAAGATTGTCTTTTACTTCCTCGATAGCGAACTCTGATTCCTGTTCATTTTTGGCATATTTACCAAAACGGACGTTGTTTGGGTCAAGAGATTTAACATCCCAGTCGTTTATCTTAGCGTTCCAAAAAGGTTTTAGGACTATAAGGCGAGAGAAGTAGAGCTTACGAAGACCCATACGCATTGTTTCTTTTACGTTGCGCTCTAGGAACTTCTTTTTGTAAAATCCTTCGAGTTTTCGTGCAAGACTTTCGCTTTCTTCACTATCACGGCCTGGAATGAAGTTAATACCAGGAGGATTTGCAATAACGGAGTTAATAACCGCCTCCATGTTAGGGAAAATACGGTTTGCTTGTATTTTTGCGATAGTAGCTGGTATCTGGTCAATCCAAGGACTTTTATTTTCGTATGCCTTTGTGTTTATCTCGGTAGTTTTCTTGATTGTCTGCCAGAGATTGTCGGAAGAAGCCCAGCGTGTCTCTATGAGTTTTGCTTTATCGCTATCACTAAGTTTTGCTACTGAAAATTTTGCCATAATGCAAAAGAGAGCAACGCCACCGAAGTGACATTGCTCTCTTGTTTTTATAAGTTTGAGCTTAATCTATTTAATTACTAAAATTATACCACAATACTTCACAAAAAGCACAACTAGTCTACTTTCTGGTTCATGTTGTCGAACTTCTTTGTCGAAAGATACAACACATCATTCCTCGTTATGCTTCCTATTCTACCAGTAGCGTCGAAGTTTATCGTTATTCCTGCGGCTTTCTGGTCAAATACCTTTCTATCTAACAAAAAACAAAACGTGTCGTAATGCTCAAGAAATAACTTGTATTTCTCTGCTGTTGTTGGCGTGAGTATAACAGTTACATTATTCATCTTTTGAGTATTTTAGATTATCGAAGTATTTCGACCATTCACCAACCTTGTTGTTGTCAGAGATTATCTGATACGGCTTTGGTGTCTCTGGTAAGAAAGCTCCGTTCGATGCACTTCCTACTGCCAGACGATAATACAATGTAGCAAAACAATAGTGGTCAACATTTGTCGTACTCTCCCAGATGTATCGCTCTATACCTTTGGCATTTGTGTCCTTCACTCGGCGCAAAGTCTCGAAGTGTTTGATGTATTCAACGAACTCTTTATTACTCGGTACACCAACGAGGAACTTAGCTTGCACCATATCGTCAATCATCATGTCAATACTGCGGTCTCTGTGGCTGTAGATGATGCCTTTCTTTTCGTTCTCTCCATACCAGACTACGAGCTGTGGATTATTGGCGTTCTCCATCGGAT